CACGGTCGCACCGTTGGCCTTGACGTAACCAGCGGGCAAATAGAGAGACCCGCGCACCGCTCCGACGGGCGTGCCGTCTCTGAGGTCATCAACAATCCAGACGGCCGTACCGTCATGGATAATTACCCCCCCCATTTTCGAGCGTCTGTTTGATTTTATCGGGCAACTCCGCGCCTGTTGCGCCTGCCTTGACGCACTCAAGACGCGCCCACGATGGCAGGGCTTTGTGATACGCGATATCGCCGACTTGATAGGTGCGGTGACGTTGGAGGATGGCGATGCCTGAATCACTGATAAGCGTCACAAGCGACGCGCTGAGATTCTCTTTTGCGATTGCACCGTTTGCGATGTGGTCGCCTGTCACGCTTTGTTTTGCGATTTTCTCCCCCGTTACCGCCTCATTATGGATTTTTGCCGTTGTAACGCTTCCATCAGGGTGGTCGAGCTCGGATGCGGTACGGTGGTCATTCATCATCTTCACTGTGACAAGCCCCGCGGGTGATATCATAGCGACTACATTTGCCATGTTGCTTGTCACAAGCTCAAACTGATAGGTCAGCGTCACGGGCGATTGCGCATTTTTGTTCGGCATATCGTCAGGGGCTGTGTCAATTCCCACCAGATACAGGATTTCGCCAACGTCTGGATCGTTCGCATACAGCCCCATTTCTGTGACGGAAAAGGCACTTTCGACGTTGGAGGATGATGCGATACCGACAACTTCACAGATCCGATCATCTTCTGCGCTCACGTCACAGGAGCTAATGCCAATAATGAGCTGCGGTCTTTTAAGGTCATTCATGTCCTTGACCTCGCCGATCGTAACGTTTCCGTTGCCGATTTTGATTTTTGTCAGGGTGAGCTTACACTTTCCAGACTCTACCTTTGCGCGGAGCTGTTCACCCTTTCGTGTAAATTGATGCGTCGACCAGTTACTCACGTATTACGACCTCCTTATAGACCGATATTCCTACACCTTGATATGTTCCGCTGTGAATGATGGCATTCCTCGGGCGGGGCGGCATGATCCGATATGTCCTGTTTGTTGATACGGCTGCGCCGTGATACATCTCAATGCGCACGGGGCGCGAAAATCCAATGCTCTCAAGCCAACTTCGTGTGTTCTTGACAGTGTGAATGATGCGGATTACGCGATCGACATCCTCCGTGCGGATAGTTTCGGGTCGGATGAATCGCACACGGAAGTAGTACGGCCGCCCGCCATATTCAAACCACTCACTCACTTCGCCGCTCGTATAGACCATATGTAGCGCTAGTTCCACCGCCATCCGCGTTCCCTTGATTCGATGCATTGCAATCGACTGTTTGACTGCATTTCGCTTTTCTGCAATGGTCGTCAATTCCTCGTAGAAATCGACGTGCAGTTGCCACGCAAGGAGATCAATGACCACCTCAGATAGCTCATCAATACGCGGCAGAATCAGTGCCTCCTTTATTGTAGCCGTGACTTTTTGCAGTTCTTCATCGAGTGCCTGCGCTGCCGCGTTTATTTGCTTATCTGCAAGAAGATTCGACGGCAGGATATCGAGCAGTGATACGCTTTTCAGGTCTTTACTCATCCTCTACCCCTCCAAATCTCACATTGACATGATCGGCAATAGCGACCTGCTTTCTGTTGGTCGCCGTAAATACTGGCAACCTGATTTCTGCACGTTTTACCCCCGCATATCTCAAGCGATAATAAAGCTCGGTCGGGTTGATGTCCCTTCCGAGCCGTTCTTTCTGCCACAAGATAAATTCCTGGACAGCACTCTCTGCGCGCGCCTGTATTGCCGCCGCCTCAGTTGCGTTGTTGCGATCAATGTAGTAGACGGCATCCACATCATACTTTATGCTTTCTGGCGTTTTTATACTCACTTTATCCGTAAGCGGACGAATCCGTCGATCATTCAACTGTTCTCGTACAAGCGTAAGGATTTCATCGCCTGGAAGAACTCCGCCCTTGAGAAGTGTATAGATATTGACTTCTCCCGGTGCAGGGGTATCCGCGAACGCGTCCACAATAAGTGCAGATGCCTCTTTCGCGTGGTACTCATAGGCGAGCGTCGGCCCCGCTGTCGAAAACTTTTCCGGTGCTTCGTGGATTCGTTCGCGATAGTGATCATCGCCCTCTATGTCCGCCCCTCCCTCACTCTTCGTCGTATTCGACGCTGCCGCCCAAAACGGCGCAGGATCAACGATCCTGCTGATCTCACCCGGCAGATATCCATTCCCTCGCTCTCCGTTTTCGGTGCAAGTTGCCGTCGCCATGGCGGATAACTCTCCCGCCGAAATGACAGCGTTCTCGTTGAGTGCGAAATAGACGTTGTCCCCTGCTGTGATTCGCGCTCCTTTGGGGATGATAACCGCCTGATCACGGACTACCGATAGCGTGAGTTTCATTGTTGTCGTCGCGGGGGTGGCGGGTATTCGCTCCGTCCCGACAAGCGCGCCGATATGGTCGAGATAACCTCCCTTTGCATACGCGAGCAGGTTCATCTTTGCCATTTGGTCAAACAAAAGGCGCTGCTGAATCAGTAGCGCCTCGATTCCAAGGAGAAATAATCGTAGTGGATCGGCTCGTGCAAGTTTCCGTTTAAGGAGCCCCTCCACGACCTCCAGTATGTGAATCTCCATCTCTTCTGGATTTGCATCCACAAACTTCAGATTCTCTAAATTCTTGAGTGCCATTTCTTCACCTCCTCGTTTTACTCGCTAACTTGCACTTTGATCGTTGGGCTAAGTTGTCCGCTCTCATCACCATCAAAGTCTATGGATTCGATGACTGCGCGCGACTCATAACGGCGCACCGCGCGGAATATCTCATTTGTGAGATGTGCTTTCGCGATATTGATTGGACGATCAACAGCCGCACCGTCAATCCCAAATTCACGATCCATCGGCACGGAATATTTGACCGTGGATATAATCATACGAACATTTTGCAGGACTTCCTCGGCGAGTGTCGCAGGTATGAAGTTGATCTGCGCTATCTCGCCTCCGTTGATCTCATATGTCATATCACAGTCCTCCTAAAATGGTACTCGCTATGTTGTACGCTTTCCCATATTTATTTACGAGGCTCTTCTTCTCTTCTTTATAGTTGCTGTCATCGTATTCTGTAAGCGTGATCGACGGCGTGCATTGGAGTAGACGCCCGTCCGCCGTCCAATAGTGTCCCGCTTCCTTTATGCTGTCTAGTCTCCAATAACACTGCGAAACAGGCTTCCCGCCAATGATGAGCGGAAATACTGCGCCCGTGTCCCGCATCTTTCGCAGTTTCTTTAGTTGCTTTGTGACGTCGATGTTATGCGCCACATCAAGAATAATGCTGAATGTCAGCTTTTCAAGTCCGGGGCCTCCAAACTGACTGACAGGCTTCCGCATGAGCAGCTCATGCTCTGTCCAACGCCCCGTGCTCTCACGCTCATAGTCCATCGGCGTGAGCATATAATGCGGCGAAACAACAAAGACAATATCGCCCATATATCCGATATACACGGGCAGTCACCTCCTTCTTTGGCGGCTGCGTCATCCTCCAATGAATACGTTTCCGCTGCCCACTGCGACGCTCCCGCCACAGGACACAGGATCGCCAATGCGTCCCGCAGCTCTGCCGTTGATGAAAACTGTTCCGCTTCCGGCGGCGATGTTTCCGCTGTGCGGCGGGTGTGCTGGACATCCGTGCGCTGGATATGTATCACCGACACGCCCTGCACCCTTTCCGTTGATGTATACGTCGTCGCTGTGGGATTCGAGTCCACGCGGCGGGCATGCGTCGTGTCCTGTGTCATTGTCTCCTTGTCTTGTTGCTGCTGGCATGATATTCCTCCTAGTTCAGATCAATGCGCGGAGCGGTGAGCTTCAGCGACTTTGACGCGTGAATCTCCATCTCCCCGTTTTTATTTACGATGTAACTACCGTCTTTATAACGGATGCTTCGGACGTTCGGGTCGCTCTCAACGGGCGGATCGGCCTCACTATAAAATGCACCGATGACGAATCCCTCGCCCGGACCTTTCCCCGACGTGTTTGGCAAAAGGACGCATAGGACTTGTTCGTCAATCGCTGGCATCCAGTAATCCTTTGTGTCCTTCGTGCATCGACTCATGACGGCGAGTTCGGCGGTCGTGCGATTGTCTTTGTCGGGACGGCGTACGATGACCGCTCCCGGTGTGCTGCCATAGGATGACACTTGACCGATAAAAATGCACTCTGAAAGCGACGCGCTGCCCGAATCAGTAGCCATCCAAACACCTCCTTATATCAACGCTTGTTGTGTAGGACGTTGTGACACTGTGCGATACTTTCGTCACGAGGTATTTCCCGTCAAACTTTCCGAAATTCTTGAGCATGAGCGTTGTCCCTGCTGCGAAATTCGTATTCCCGATGGTCGAAAAACTCCCCGTCATTTCCTCCTTGTTCGCCTCACGCAGTTTTTTCTTTGCGAGCCGCTCCGCCTCGGCGGTGTTCTCCACCTGCTCACGCACGAAAAGAACGCGTCCCTTCTCCTTTCCGGGGATGGTGAACGCGCCTTCGATGACCTCTTTTTTCTTGCCCTTCTGGTGCTTTACCTGACATGATCCATAGGTGTCGCGCGTCTTGGCGCGCATATTGTAGGAGAGCAGCCAGCGCAGCGGCATTGTCTTATCGTCGAGTTCTTCTTTTACGCCGGGCTTGTAGACGGTGATGATCGGCTCCTGCGCCTCGTATTTCGCATCGTCAAAAATGACGATCTGCTCCGCCATGATCTTGAGGCTCATGCCGTTGTCTTTGCAGATTTTCAGCAAGAACGCCAAGTCCGA